CTCTTCTGCATTTACCAATTGTATTACACTTTCTATACTTTGAATGCGGTCAAGAGTAATTTCTAGTGGTCGGATTTGAACGGCGGTCATTGCGGAGATTTAATTTTAAATTATTGGGGTAATTTGATGTGTATAAGACCCATTGCAAAAAATCATTTCAATTTTTTTTACACCTTTGCGCATTTGAAATGCGCAAATGAACCGTTCCATGCCAATCATAACTGCCCGCAAAGCGGGTGTTTTGAATGTGAAATGGTGTAAAAGGTGTCAAAAAAATATTTTGTATATGTATATGAACATTTTGTCAAACATGTTTGGTGGGCCGAAAAAAGCAAAAGTAGTGAATCCACAATTGATGCAGAGTTCACCTGACACGAAACACCCAATAAACCGGCAGTTGTATCTTGAGCGAAAAGTGATCATAACCAACCAATCTGGAAAAAAAGCATGGATCATTATTTCACCACTTCCAATTTGGGGCGTGAGTTCAATTGGATTGGACAAATTAGGACAGATTGAATTGTCTTGCAAGGGTGATTATATTTGTCAACAATCTCCTTTGTCCGATGGTGTATCTAGAACATTTGAACTAGACAATAGTAAAATTTACTATACAGTGTTTTTTGAATGTGATGGAAAATGGAGAACCCATGTGAAAGACAAGAAGCACGATTCGACGCAGCACGACATCAATTTATTACCTCGACATATAGACGAATCAGTTGAATTCATTCCTAAATGATTTTTTGAGTCCAATATTTATTCCATATCTATACTATACATATGGAATACAATCACAATTACTACTATTACAACTGTTATGTAAATATACAAAACCAGTTTACATACTAGTTGATTGACGAAAACGAAGAGTTTTTCTTACCAGATGACTATACTGGTAAAATTATACAAGTCGATAAAAATATTCATCTGGCATGTCATCGAATGATTTTGTATTGGAAATTTATCCCGAGTTTCTTCCAATGGACCTAGTGTTTTTGTATCGTGAACATCTTAGTTTGAAATTGGTAAAAATACGTAAAATATAATATAAATATATAATACAAGAATATTCAAATAAAAATGTCAAAAAATGCGGTTGTTGTTTTGACAAGAGGTTATAATGATTTTCGAAACTACAAATTTTTAATCAAACGAAACATATCAATTGCTATAAATTTAAAAGACAAAAAAAATACAGATATTTTGATATTTCACGAGGGCAATATTATTTTAGAACACCAAAATTTAATCAAAAGAAATACACCTTTATTAAATATTATTTTTATAAATGTAAAAGAAAAAGGTGATGCTTTTTCTAACGAAAAAAGTAAAATTCCAATTTATAAACCTACACAAGTATACGAAATTGGATATAGACACATGTGTTCTTTTTGGTTTGTTGATTTCTGGAACTATGTAGAAGAATATGATAAAATTATAAGGGTAGATGAAGATTGTATTATACAATTTGATATAATGGAAACATTTGAACTACTGAATGATAAAGTTGCATGTTACGGGACGTGGGTAAAAGATGACGAGTATGTGGTATGTGGATTACGTAATTTTACACTAGAATTTTTGAAAAATAACAGTATTGAAATTAAAAACAGTATTACTCCTGAATATATAGATACTTATGTGGGTAACTGGAATAGTAACATTTCTGGTCCGTATACAAATGTAATTTGTCTCAATTTGAAGTTGTTAAGAGAAAATGAAATATTGAAAAAATATATTGACGAAATCAAATCAAGTAACTCTATATATATATACCGCTGGGGAGATTTACCATTGTGGGGGGAAGTTTTGAATTACCTTTATGATAGTTCAGAACATCTTAAAACAAAAAAAATTAAATACACACACGAATCACAGAGAATAAACCTATTTTAGAAAAATTTACACCTTTGTAAAATCATGTTCGAACAAAATATAATAAAAAATTTTATAATTTTTTTATTATAAACCTTACACAACAAATATTCCTCTGGTATGTCATCGAATGGTTTTGTATTGGAAATTTATACCGAGTTTCTTCCAATGGACCTAGTGTTTTCTTCTGAGTTTTCTAGATTTCTTTGTTTTTCTAGATTTCTTGGATTTTCTGGATTTCTTGTATTTGCGCCGGCCTCCTTTTTCGTCGTAATCATCAAGATCAAGTAAATCAATACTTTCATCATCCGATACTTCACTAAATAGTCTTTTTGGAACGGAACTTTCCGTTTCTGTGTCAACAAAGTAAGGTTGCTCAAAAGTGGAAGGTTGCTCAAAAATGGAAGGTGTTGCAACAAATCCAGGACTGATAGGTGAAAAAGCAACACCTGGAGTTGGTATGTCAACAGAGTATTTTGATTTTGTTTTTTTGGTCTTTACTGGAGTAGTGACAAGAGCAGTGTCTAGTTTAGAACTTGCATTTGTTAATAATGCATTCGTATTGCTTAGTGCTTTTCTTTTTTCTTCTAGTTGTTTTTTTCTTTGGTATTTATTTAACTTACTTGTTGCAGTATTCTCAGGAGCAGGAATCCATTGTCTTGGATAAAGTATTCTATCACCGTTTTCATTATATTTTGGTCTCCCTTCTTCATCTAGTTCAATATTCATTTCTATTATATTAGACTGATAAAATAATTTTCCTTATTAGATGTCTAAACTCAAAGTATTCTTGTCTGATTTTTGTCGTCTTTTACTCTTCTTTGGCATAGAATTATCCGATTGTAATTCTTTCAAATCACTAATACTAATAGTGCTACTGTTCAAGTCTTCAATTGGCTGTTCTTGAACGGTCTGTTGTTGCCTTGGTTGCTCCTGAATGTTAATTGTCTTGGTTTTCAATCCCGATAAAATATCAGAAATATCACTAGGTCCCTTCATTTCTGGACGAGGTTTTCGAGCACTCTTTTCGGATTCATTCGCACCACTATAATTCTCCCGGATATTGATTCCATCATTCACATTGAAATTAGTTCGCATATCTGGTCGAGAAGGGAAATTGCTGTTGCCTCCTCGTCCCTGTGGAGGAGGAACCGCGTTAGGTCCTTGGGTAGGCATTGGTGGTGGTGGTCCGCCTTGGTCACTCATGAGTCCACTCATGAAACCCGAAAATCCTGGATTACTCTGCCCCATAGTGTTTACTGCGGCAGTTTGAAATTGACGCATCAAATCCGGATTTTGACGCAAAATGTCGTCCATTCCCGGCATGGCCGACTTGAACATGGTGTTTGTCATGTGAACCATCATTGCACTACCACCCAGTTGAAACAACAACTTCAACTCTGGAGCCATCGATGCTTTGCTCTTGTATTTTTCATACAACTCACCAAATACATCATCATAATCCGTCATATTTTCGTTCACCTGTTCACTCCAACCATCTAATTTGATATCGAATGGGTCAAAACGATTGTTCAAAAACTCGATACCATTGATACAGGCCATGAGCATATTGCCTTGAAACTTTACCGAGTTTTGTTTTGTTTTCTCCTCCATAATCATTTCATATTCTCCCTGCATCTCGGCGAGTGGCGAATCCATCGTATATTTCTTGGTCAAGTTCACCCCTTTTGCCTCCAATCCTTCCAACTTTCGAAGATATTTGAATTTTTCTCTCAACAATTCTTCTTTGGACATCTGTGGTTGTTGTGGAACGACCTTCTCCGGATTCACTGGAATATCATTGAATTTGGCAAATCCGTCCCAAGTTTTGTTTTCAGTTTCATTTCCCGAACCTTGTGATGCGGTAGATTGTCCTAAACCAGGAGAATCGTCAAAACGAACATTGATTGGTCTAGAATCGTCACTGTCATTCTTGTTCAAGGTGAACCCTTTCGAAAACAAATCAGACCGACTTTCATAAGTTTTACTAGGCGCAGGTGTATCATCTACTAAATCGTTGAGTTCTTTTTCTAAATTATCCAAATCGTCAATATGAATGTCAGAACTGCTTTTTGAACCAGAACTTTTCTTGTCATTCATCAATAATTCAATCCCATCTCCAAAATTTGTGGACTTGGAACTCGAAAAAGACGATGATTCATTCAAATTAATAGTAGAAATATCAATAATGTCGGCGTCCATATTTATTAATTAATAAGAACATATAACTTTAAGTAATACGAATAACAAATTATAATTTGTTTTTAATGAACCATAACCCTTGCAAAAAACAATCCGCTAAATCATCTTTTTTAGCATGCGCTGAAAAAAAGGCACTCCAGTCGGCAAAGTTATAATTATTCGTCAACAACTCGAGAGTTTTTTGGACTCCTTGTTTTTTGCGGTCGCTGTATTTGGTCGTCTCTTTTTTCTCCGTAGTAGGCGATTCATCCTTTAGTTTATTTGAAGCATTCACAAAATCAATTTGAATATGAGGTATTTTCATTATGAAATATTGTGCAATCATGCCCTGAATCGTTTTCATTCGATTTGCTATCGGACTGATTTGATTTTCAATAATAACAATGTCAATTGAACTCAG